CTCTTGCGTATCTGTACTGTACGGAATAGTCAAGTTTGCCCCTAAGTCACTCAAGCGGATTACCCTGTTAGGCATTGGTCCGAACCGCCTAGAGTTTATTCAGGAGCGCCTAGCACTTATTGAACAAGCCACAGGGCTGAATATCCGAAAGTTCTTTAGTTACAACTATGCCCATAACCCTGAACTAGCAGTAAAGCATAACGCTAACTCTCTAGGTCAGGTTGAGTTATTTCACTATGACCTACACACAACCAAGTATGCAGGCTATCAAGACCGTATGCCTTGGCATCAAGACGGAATTGACTATCACCCAACTTACGAAGGCAAGGCACTGAAATATATGCACGAGCCAAGCCTGTTGATGGACTTCGCTCCTTTTCACGCAAGAGATAACAAATCGTTATTTTGGGTAGTCGGTTCACAGCCAACAATGGCGGCTATGGAGGGACTACTTGTATGATAACTATTTACCTCATTGGCTCTCCCGCTAGCGGTAAGAGCACACTCGCTGATGCCTTTTTAGAGGACTGGAAAGAGCAAGAACTAATTGAGAAGCCATTTGCACATCGCATATCAAAATCTGGCTTGGGTGGGTATGGCATCATCTTAGGTAAAGACCGCAAACCATTCAGTGGCACAGACACTCTTGGACATACGGCTATCGTTGAAGTGGAGAAGATGTATCCAGAGTGGGCGAGGCGTTCTATCTCTTGGGTATTTGGCGAAGGAGACCGCCTAGCCGTAGACCGCTTTATTGACTGCGCTAAGCGAGAAGGAAGTGTGTTCCTATTTTACCTAGACACACCAGAGGAGACAGCACAACTACGGCGTATCTCGCGGGCTGAACAACACGGACTCAAAGTGCAGAACCCTACTTGGGTAGCAGGCAGAAAGACCAAAGCATACAATTTAGCCCAAAGACACGGGGCATATCGCATTACTTGTGAAGAGAACGACCTCAAAAAGACCGTAAAGTATATGAAAGAGGTCATCTTAGAGGCGTTAGTAGAAGTATAATCTAGGTTATGACTACCGATAAAGTAGCAGTACCTAAGGGGCGCAAGCCGAAGTTAGTCGCTGACCCTGAAATCATTACCAAGTTAGTCAATGCCTTGCGAGCAGGGAATTATATGGAACACGCGGCAGATTATGCTGGAGTCCACGTATCTACTGTGTATCGTTGGTTGGAGAAAGGCAACGCTGAACTAGAACGGCGTGAGCAAGGATTTAAGCCAGACAAGAAACTAGACCAGTTATGCGATTTATGCGAGGCAGTAAAAAAGGCAAAAGGTGAAGCAGTAGTTCGGGCTATGGCGCTAATTCAGAACGCAGCCTCATCTGGAACTTGGCAAGCCTCTGCTTGGTTCTTGGAGAGAACGCAGCCTAACTTCTTTGGGCGCAAGACAGAGATAGTTGGAGAAGGTGGCGGTCCTCTAAGAGTAGAGGTTACAGTTGAAGCATTGGAAGCCAAACTTACGCAAGTAATGAGCCATATGGGGGTGATAGATGAACCTAGAGAAGTTATTGACGCTACCTCCCCAGATGAAGACGGAGATATTGCAGAAGTTATCGCCTGAAGAAAGAGCAGCAGTTGATACCTACTTCACCGCAAAGTTAGCGAACCCTTGGGCGCGCTATGCCGATGACCCTATTGGTTTCGTAGAAGAAGGGCTAGGCGAGTCGCTATGGTCTAAGCAGAAAGAAATCCTGCTCTCTATCAAAGAGAACAAGAGAACGGCTGTTCCTGCTTGCCACGCTCCAGGAAAATCTCATATTGCAGCCCGTGCTATCGCGTGGTGGATTAGTGTTCACCCCGTAGGCACAGCCCAAGTAGTTACAACTGCAACTACCTTCCGTCAGGTAAGAAACATTACTTGGGCGCAGGTTCGCCGCGTAGCAAATCGTCACAAGTTAGCAGGAGAAGTATTCTCAACCGAATGGAAAGTTGGTAGTGAAATTGTCGGCTACGGCTTCTCTGCGATGAATAGCGATGAAGCAGCAGTACAAGGTATCCACGCCCCGCACCTTCTAGTAATTGTTGATGAAGCGGGCGGTATCTCTCATACGCTAGGTGCTGCACTAGAAGCACTTATGACGGGCGGACATACAAGACTACTCGTACTTGGAAACCCACCGACAGACCAAGAAGGCGGCTGGTTTGAGCGCATCTGTAACTCGGAGTTGTATAACACTATTGCTATCCCTGCCTCATCTACTCCAAACTTTACTGGTGAGGAAGCAGGTATCTGTCTATCTTGTCCTGCATCAGTTGCAATACACAAAGTAAATACACACTTGGTAGACCACGAATGGGTAAATGATGTAACTACTGAATTTGGTATGGGTTCTCCCTTCGTAGAAGCCCGTGTTCACGCTCGCTTCCCTAGACAAGTGGCTAACAAGGTCATTCCTCTATCTTGGGTTGAACAAAGTATGGATAATCAAAGTGCAGAGTTAGGAGATATTCGCCTAGGCGTGGATGTTGCCTCTGACGGCGGTGATGAGTTTACGATTGCTTGGGCTGAAGGAATGGTTTGTACTATCCGCCATAAGTCCACAGGGCAGGCTAACGCTAACGCAGTAGATGTTGCAGGCATTGTCCTAGAACAAATCCGTCAAGCAGAGAAGGTTCACAAGGAGAAAGGCTATTCAGGGAGAGTACGAGTGAAAGTAGACTCCATCGGTTTGGGCTGGGGAGTAGTTTCTACGCTACGCACTTGGGGAACTGAACAATTACACAGCGCAGACATTATCGCGGTCAATGTTTCCGAAAAGGCTAGGGACTCCACACGCTTTACAAATCAGAGAGCAGAGATGTGGTGGAATGGTCGTACCTTGTTGCAGCCTTCCCCTGAAGGAGAGCAGACAGTAAGAATTGACGCAGACCAGAGAACTCTGGCACAACTATCGGGTCCTATGTATGCCTCGGATTCATCTGGTCGTATCAAAATTGAGAGTAAGGTGGATATAAAACGCCGAGGCATTACTTCCCCTGACCGAGCAGAAGCAATACTCTTAGCATTGTACGAACCTAGAAAGTCTGGAATGCCAAATGGGATACTTCCTCTTTCTATCACGCAGGAGAACCGATGGGAGATGCCAAGACTATGACCTATGACGACCCTAGGGATATTGCAGCCTATGCCGCTGAATTAGTTTCACAGGACAGAAATACCGATTACGGACACCCGCTAGATAACCTAACGCGGGCGGCAAAGATATGGGAAGTAATACTTGGAAGCCAAGTAACAGCAGAGCAAGTTAGTTTATGTATGATTGGTATGAAGTTGGCAAGACAAGTCAATGCTCCTAAAACCGATACCATCGTGGACATAATCGGCTACTCCCTAACTTTGCATATGACCGAGGTAGAACGCAAGAGGCGAGAGCGTGAACGAGACTGAAATAGAAGTATCCTCACCTGCCTATGCCAATATGCCGCAATGGAATATGGCTATGCGCTTTATTGACGAGGAATGGCGCTTGCAATGTGAGCACGTAATTCACGACCCGATTGTGTTTGAGACTTTCAGGGAGTACCGAGATGCGGCTCACGCCTACGTTCTATTGCTAGACAAGATTCGGGCTTCGGAAGTAACTTTAGATACCCTGCGTATGTCTCGTTGTATTTGGTATGGGGCTTACACGCCTTGGCTCGGATATAACTGTGATTCAGAGGTTCACTCTGATTCCTTCCGACCATTTGCAACACTAGCGCCACAAGAGGAATACGATAAGCACTACTGCGGTTGTCGCGGTTGGGAACATTGGTAGGGGGAGAATATGGGAGAGTTTCAAGACGAGGTAGTTGATTTTATGCAGCAGATAAAGTTCTTGCAGTCTGCGTTATGGTCTACCAAGTTGCGCCACAGAGAAATATCGCCATTCTCATCTAACAAGTTCAACGAGTGCGAGTTACTGCTGGACAAATGCTTTGATAACCTATCTGATGTGAGGACTTTGGAAGCCGTAGAACAAAGGTATGACCCTTCTTGAGAATACACGGCTGGCTAGAAAGGGATA